GCTTCTCTCCAGAACTCAGGCAGGGAAAGGGTCTGCCTGTTCTTGAGTTCAAGGATGTAGGTTTCTCCAGATATGATAACAACCATATCCCCTTCATCCTTTGCCCCAGCCTTAGTCAGACGTTCTGCTATTACGCTTTTACTGCGTAACCATTTCATTACATCTGTCTCAAACTGAGAACCTTTACGTCCGTTCTTGTTAGCCATCACACTCGCAAGTATGCTCTGCCTTGTGCATCTTGATCTCCAATCTGACAGGAAGCAAAGTTAACAAATAGTGTAGCCCACTTTGAGGCATCTGCTGTATGTGGACCGAAGCGGTTCTTCACTGCAGCCACACGCAACATACCTCCACCCTGACCTGGCTCATAACCTAATGTAAGTATCAGTGCAGGTAACTGACTGACCTTACCGTGGATAGCACGACGTGGTGGTGGCATCATTGGCGAACCGTACTCGGACTGTTCTGATACGTGATGGAGTACTAAGACACAAGCCTCTGTCTTGCGTGCCATATCGTGCAACTCCATCATAATTGCACGTAGCCCTGCCCATTCATTGTCTGTCTCGGCAGCAACATTCATTAAGTTATCAATGATAATTAACTCAGGTGCTATTCCATACAGTTCAACATAGGCTTTGATTTCTAATTCAATGTCATCTAATGATGGACTTGAATCGAAGACCCACTGTATATGTGACATCTTGTTGAGATGTTCAGCGTAATAGTCAGGTTTGTAATCCATATTGGTTTCAACTGTTAACTGTGTATGCCCTGAGATCTGGGCTGCAGATCGCATTAGCACCGTAGCAGTATCAGTATCTGCGGAAAAGAAAAGTGTTGGTACCTTTGCCTTGATTGCATAGACAAGAGAGAACATACTCTTACCAGCATTAGGTGCAGCAGCAACCATACATACTTGCCCTCGTCTAAACTTGATGGACTCACTAGCCAACCCAGTCCATACATCAGGCAATGGCACAGCCTTGATAGTGCTGGTGCCTAGCGCCCTCTTTAGATCAAGCAACTTCCTCATCCCCTCCAAGATTTATTCTGCGTTGTCTTCTTACTGCTAGACGTTCACGTGGTGCAAGACCACCCCATATACCGAACTGCTCCTTGTGAATTCCCCACTCAGCACATTCAGTTCTATGAGTACAACGTTTACAGATTGACTTTGCATACTGACTTTCAATGTAACTTACTGAGTCCTTGTCTTTGTCAGGGAACCAGAAGTCACCGCCTATCTCTGCACATAACGGGTTCTCGTACTCGCGAGGTTCCCGCATCGTATTATCTCAAGAAGATAGGGTCGCACTTATCTGTTGCACCCTTTGGTGCAGAACACATCCACGCCTTCCAAGGTCCACGTGCTGACGTTCCATTACGGAAGACCATATTGCCGTGATTACAGGTAGGTGCCTGTCCTTCAGTAACTGCTGGAGCAGGTGCTGCAACTGGTGTTGCATTAAAAGATTGTGCTACTGATGCAACTGTTGGTGCAGGTGCACCACCTAGTTCTTTTGCTGTTACTGAAATCAATGCAGCAACCATACCTAGATCATTAAGACCTGTCTCTAGTTCCTTCACATCTGATGCATAAAGATTAATAAGCGTTCCGTCGTTTAACTTATAGTTAATCTGGAACTTTGTGTTTTCGTTTGCAGCCATTTACTTTCCTCCAGTTTGTTTAATTGATAACCGCTGTGATTCATTACCAAACTTCTTAGGTACAAACCCAAGTAGTTTTTCTACCTCTTCACTGTCAATGCTTTCACGACCTTTGACAGTTGTCCAACTGACTTCTATTCCACTAGGTGTAACACCTAACAGTCCTTCAAAAGAAGTCTTCAAAGAATCTTGTTCTTTCTCTAACTCTTTTATCTGCGCTGCTAACTGTAGATACAACAGTGCGTTCTTGTCAATATCAGCATCATCAATGATTACATCACTGACTGCTGTATGTTCTTTTTTTATACCAACGCATCCCATCTCACCTGATGCATCGTAGAACTTGCAATAGAACTTGCAGTAACTTGAGTCTCGTTCTGGATCTGGTGCCTCTGTTGATGCCTTGATTGCTTCTAACCAGTTCAATGCTTGCAATGCAATTGACTCATCGTAATCTTCTGTGTGTACCTTTACATCACGTTCGTCACCATCACGTGCAATAGCAACCAGTGACACACGCTTTACGTCGTAACCATTCTTTTCCAGTAGGTAACCGTAGGTCTGTACCTGCCAGCGCTGTTGGGTTGATGGGAAGTAGGAAAGGTTCTTCACCTTACTTGTCTTCCAGTCAATGACATCACCAGTACCTGGTACGTAGCAGTCAATGTGTGCCTTCATACCGTTGTACTCAACAGATGTTTCAATCATCACGTCAGGGTTATCTGCTAGTGCTCGCTCAATCTCTGCGTGGATAGCAGTACCCATAATCGCAGCAAGTTTCATCTCGTTCTCATTGGTTTCAGGTTGATCGTTTAATCTGTACCAGACCTTACGACGACAGCCACCTAACTCTGATGGTCCTATCTGTACCTGTGTAGAACGTGAACGCTTCGCGTCCCCTGCCTTAAGAGCAGTGAGCAGTAATTCTTTTGGATCAGTCGCTGTCATTGTTAGCCTCTTCGTGTAACTTGTAGGCTAATCTGCAAGCCTTCCAACCCATCTCATAAAAGTAATGAGCAGAGTATTCATCTGTCATTGCTATTTGTTTTAGTTCCATAACTACATCCTTTCCTGGACTACTAACTGTATGGGCTTACCAGTATTGGAGTCAAGGACCGACGCAATCTCTACGGCTCTACGGGCGTGTCTCTTTGCAAAGGCTAAGTCCATATCAGGCTTGACAATTGAATACAGGTAGCCAAGAGCAAGTTGACCCCCACTACCAATGCCATACGCTCCGTGATTTGCTTGGAAAAAAGAGAGATCACAAGCAATCCGAAAGATGTTGCCGTTAAAAGCAATGAGATAATCGAAGCCACCATCTTTGTCCACCTTGTTGTAGTCGTAGTTGTTATCGGCAAATGCCTGGTTGATACTGGGTATAACCTTCTTACCCATAAACTGTGCTGGGTTCTCACCCTTGTAGAGCGGTGGCTTCCAGTTGTAGGCGAGGATGTCACCTGGCCTGGTGTCGCCTGAGATACCTACTAGGTACTTGCCAACCTCAACGATCTTAGGTGTACTGGTTGCAAGAGTCACGAGATTGTCTTCTGTGATCTGTGAATCTGCTACTAGAACTGCGTAGTCAATTCCTTCTATCGCTGCGATTGTTGTCATACTGGAATTGTATCAGTGATCGGCGTGTCGTTGCGTTAGCAACGCTACTACTGGCTACAATATGAGCCGTGAGGCGAATAAAACCAAAGGGTGCCCCAAAGGGGCACGATGGTATGGTAATAACTGTGCGGCTCCGTCTACCAAGGCTGCCGAAATTCAGGTCCAAACTACCAGATAAATTTGGCACTGACCTACGAGGTCTGGGTCCAGTACACGTCTGTCCCTGTGGCTCACAAGTCTTTTCTGTAATGGCATCCTTTGAAGACTACGAACTGGTCTGGTATTTCCTTGATGCTACCTGTGTTAACTGTGGAAACATAGTCACTGTTCCTTGTCCAGTAGACAAAGATGAATCACAAACTATCTGAGATTGATGAAGAAAATCGCACAGCACTGTGCTCAGTTTGCGGTCCCACTAAGATAAAGATACGGGACAAAAAGAAGCCAATCACTGGTAGGTATAAGTGCAGGGCTGTCTATATAAGAAACCATAATAAGTCTATCTACCCGTATACGGTATACAAAAAAGATTACTGCGAACACTGTGACTTCAAGCCAGTACACATCAGCCAGTTGGACGTAGACCACATAGACGGCGACCGCTTTAACAATGACCCAGCCAACCTGCAAACCCTCTGTGCTAACTGCCACAGGCTCAAGACCCACCTGTCAGGGGACAGCAACTCAGGTATCAATTAGTTTTATGGCATAAAAAAAGAAGCCCACCCCTTTCGGGGTGAGCCTCTTCCTGCCTCGCGCTAGTGGGTTACTTAGACCCACGTCCAAACTCTGTAGCGGATGGGTCAATTGCCTTAAGCAATGGGCCTGCAACTGCTGCGACTCCTGCCATAAGCAGAGCCTTTGGGTCTGTCACACCTGCAAGGTACAGGGCCAGCACTGATGCCACTCCTGCACGTAGGTATGTAACTGCGATTGCTTTGATTTTTTCTGTGTTCATTTTTCCTCCTATGGGGATTAGGAATTTGCACCGTGCAATTTGCAACAGGTACAAACTTCTTCCTTAGCCAACTTCTTAGTTGGCGCAGGGATTGTTTTTGCTTTGATCTGATTGATGATCTTTGGTTGATTCATCCACCAGAACCAAGGGCTTGTATCGTTGCCCATTCCATCGTTGATGGAAATATGCAGGTGCTTGTTGTGCTTATTGCTACCTGTATATACACGGTCACCTTCATCGGCTCGCTCTGCTGACCAGATCTTGCCTTTGAAGATTAGATACTTTACTCGCTTGTCTTCTTTTAACTTCTGAAAGATCTCATCACAATCAATCCCACCTAACTTGTCGTGGGTCAAATCAACTGCATAACCTGTGTTGTGGTCTGAGTCAGGATTCTGATGGATGTGTGCTTTGGATGGAAGTAATCCATCGCTGGCCTTCATACGCAATGGCTTGATCGCTGTGGCTTGACGAAGGACAGCAATAGCGGCAGGCGTGGCTTTCTTTACAACAGGTTTCATCTTGATTCATCTTCCTTCTTCTTACTCTTTAGTCCGTTAGCAGATACGATTCCTGCCAAGGTTCCAGTAAGGAACACGGTCAGGGTAGAAACTAAATCAATAAAGGCTGCATCATTAGGTGCTTGCTTCATTGGTTGAGTTACAAAAACTAAAGCCCAGAGTAATGAGAACACTGAGCCAGCAAATACGATTGCTAAGATGATGCCAATGCTGACAATCAATCTAGCGTGGAGTTCTTCAGGTGTATATCTTTCAGGGCGTTTCATCAAATACCTCTGGTAATAGATCAATAGTGCAGTTGCCTGTTACCTCGCATTGTGGAGGATTGCACTCAGGCTTTTCCCAGTTCTCAAACTCTTGGCAGGGGTAACGAACCCAGCCTTGGTATGAACAACCGCTAAGAGTTATTGCGAGAAAGAAGGATGCGATAAATCTCTTCAACTTGTCGCTCCAATCTTGTGACCGAATCCTTTAACGAACTGCCAGAGTTGGGCTTAAGTTCATTGAGGTAATGCTTAACCATCCAGCGCACTGCTGCAGCAAAGCCACCTATGATTGTCATTACTGCAACAGCAACTGTTGCGTAGTCTTGTGCCTGCATTAGACCGTCCTAATGGTTACTAAGAGCGTTCCGCCGTATCCAGAGAATCGCTTATCCGAAGGTGTTGCATTTCTAAAGTCCAACTCTTCGATCAGTCCAATGTAGGACTCGCCAGTTCTAAAGTCTTCAACGCGGATGGTGTCACCTACGTTTTCAATAGATTCCAACTGAGTCATACGATCATAGGCAGAACCTTCAAAGCCAACCTCAACACCAAAGTGATCTGACTCGTGGTCGTAACAAGACAGTGGATACTGGATCAATCGCTGACGTGGAATAGCAGGCAGAGACTTGACTTGGTATCCAGTAAACAATGGACCCTTACCCACATTTGTAGTTGATCTAGTGAGTGTGAACTGGAAACCAAGGTATTCTTGAGATGCCTGTGGGTAGTTGATGTTAACTTCTGGCACTTCAGATTCTTGTGTAAAGGTACCAATGCGATAGAAGTTATCGGCATAGTCAATAGAGTCAATGTTAAGACCACCGTTTGTGGTATCTACACGAGCCTGCATCAACTTAAAGATTTTAAGTTCTAATGTGTTGTAGCGAATGTATCCTGTGCGTAGGTAGCCGCTTGGTACTAGCGTGGTTGTAGATTCTGCCCAAGTATTATTGTCATTGGTAAATGCTGCTCTGTCTGAGTTGCCAAAGAAGGCTACCTGAGATGCAGTGGTAGTAGTACCAGTTGCAACTAAGTCCCAAGCCCAAGGGAAAAACAGGCTATTTGCTAGAACGTTAGTGCCTAGATCTACCCGTACTAACCCTGCCTCGCCATCAATCTTACTTGCGATATATGCAAAACTGTCGCGGAAAGCAATAGCCGTACAAGGTGCATCCTTGAAAAGCAATGGTCCATATTGGACATCTCCAGTAGCATCAGAGATACCTACTCTAAATCCTAGGTTTGTAGCAAGGATTGCATAGGCACCTAGGTATACATCAAAGTCATTGATGCGTTCACCTTCTGGCATATCAATAACAACTGTAGGAACGCTTAGGGTTGGGAAACCTAAAGAGTTAGGAGTGGTTGCATCTAGGGTAATCTTAAAGACAGAAGATGATGTACCGTTTGGATCATAGCCTGATACGTAGATTGCTTGTGGGCCTTCTGCAATAGATGACCATACCCAGTTAGTGTTGGGATGGGTGTATAAAGCAGTGGGCAATGCAGCAGATCCAGTAGCGTTAGCGTTAAGTTCGTATAGCACATTGCCGATAGCCAGGATCAAGCGTTGCTTGACGTAGCGGATAGTTGCTCTGGTAACTGAAGGAGTATTGTAGATCTCAGAGTCTGCAGGTGTTGCACCTACTGATCCCTTGTGAACCTTAGTACCGTTGATAAAGTAATAGTTAGAGCCATCAGTTGTAAGACTGTAGATGGTTGAAGGCGTACCAGCCTGAGTGATAGTCGTACTGGTACCACCTGTTGTGATCTTCTTTAATGCGCTGCCATCTGTTACATAGATACAGTCATTGGTTCCATCGTTGACACCGATTAGTTGAGCAGGTGCTGCGCCTGCATAGAATGAAGCAGTGTCATAAAGCAAGGTTGCCTGGCCTCTGGTCCAGACATCTACACCTTTGGATTCTGTGTACTGGAATCGCAAAGATTCCTCTTGGATAGGTTCAAAGAATTTAATACCAGCACCAAGGTGGAAAGAACTTTGGCTACGTAGCCACCAACCAGTAAGCGTCTGCTCACCAGGCTCACGGCTCTGGTCAATCTGTTGCTTGCGATACTGCGCTGTGACACGACGATAAGGTGCATCGTCACTGTTCATTAAGAAGAACGGCAAGCCAGCAATTGCTATGTCGTAAGCCTCACCAGTAGATGAGTAAGTAGTCGCACCTACTGGGTTAGATAGTACGTAGGGTAAGCCCTCTGTGATGTCGTCGCCGTATGGCACGTAGTTGTCCTTACGCTAGAAGTAGTTTTGCTTCGTCTGCTGTGATGCCTAACTTTGCAAGTAGCGCAGCCTTAGCCTCAGCATCTGCTGCTGCCTTAACCTCTGCTGCTGCACGATCTGCTTCTGCTTGTGCTGCCGCTGCTTCATTGGCTGCGATCTCTTCTGCTGTAAGTGGGCGCTCTGTGACTTCGCCTGTGCTGCAGTTTACTTCGATTGCTGTTGGTGTTGTCATTGTTGCTCCTTATGAGTTCTTGATGCCGTAGAGATAGAAAGATGATCCTGAAAGAAAAGTGCTTGATCCAAGAGTTGCATCAAGTTTGATTTCTGTTATAGCACCCGTATTGCTGCGCAATGCTGCTTTTGCTGCTCTTGCATTTGTAAAATCAGAAGTGCTATTGGCTTCGCAACAATCTACAACGCTAAAGACTTTGTTCGTTGATCCAGCATAGTTTGCTATATAAATTTCGTTGTTACTAAAAGTGTTCGCTGTGCTTGGGGCGCCGTTCACAAGTGATTGCACTTTTGCATCATTACTTGCTCGTGTAGATAAAATTGTCACACCAAAATCTTTTACATCTGTTTGAGAATAATCAGATGAGGTTGATGCGTTAAAAGTTATGTACACATTTTGCAGGTCAGAGGTGCGACTACTCCTTGCGCTGTATCTTAAAACCAAGTCTGTATAAGTCGCAGGAATGGCAGAAAAGGTAACGCTTGCAGCAGAACTGCCAAGCACATTGCTTGAGATAAGTGTGTATGTGTTCGCCATTTTACGCCTTTAGTATTCCGTAGAGTGTGGCTGTGAATCCTGTTGCAAAAGTTCCTCCAGGTGAAGTAAGTGTGATGCTGCTTATTGCCGCAGTATTGCGTGATAAGCCCACAATTCTTTCAACTGCACCTGAACCATTTTTGTCCATTGAGGTAGCAATTAAACAAGTTTTATTAGTTGATCCTACATAGGAGAAAATATCAATAGCAATCGTGGATATTGTTCCAGAGGAAAAACCTGTTTGATAGCCTAAATCTAGGCCTGTCTGTGATGTCAGACTACCACTTGAAGCAGATGATCCGTTACCAGACAAATTTGTGAAAGAATAAGTTGAGGTAGTGACTCCGTTAAAAGTCATTTTTGGAATAATTGTTCCACTTGTTACGCTTCCGACTAAAATCAAACGCAAGTCTGTGTAAGCGGAAGTAATTGAACTAAAAGTAATAGTTGCATTTGCGCTGCCTAGAGTCGTGGTAGCGATTGGCTCATAAGTTGCTGGCATTTACGCTCCCTTGATTCCGTATAGTGAAATGGTTGTACCAGTAGCAAATGCTGGACCACCAGCAAGAATTAAACTTAAAGAAGTTATAGCATTTGTATTGTTCCATAACCCACTAGTTAAACCGACTGGACTAGCAAATGTCCCATTTGCATCTTGACCCGCAAAAGTTCTTACAGTTTTATTTTGCGTAGTTGATGCGTATTGTTGAACATCTATAATCCCAACTATGGGATAGGTTGTGTCTGTATCAGCACCATATATCAAGCGCACTCCAGAATCGCCTGCACTACCACTAGCAGTTACAGATGAACCATTACCAATTAATCTATGCCAAGTGTAATTGTACGGTGAACCATAATCTCCATTAAAATATAGATAAGGGTCGGTACCTGATGCAGTTCCTCTAATTATAAAACGAACTTGAAGCGCAGTAAAGGTACTAGGTATTGAGGAAAAAGTTATCGTAGTATTTGATCCTGTGCCAGTTGCAGAGGCGATGGATTCGTAAGATGCTGTACTGAGTTTACTTTTTGTGATACCAGATGCCATAATCCCTAAAATTGGAGTCACGCTATATCACCTACTACATACCAAGTATCTGTTGCTACCTTGATACAGGTGGCAGATGAATACTGGACTCTCAACTTAGGTGCAGCAGGGGCTGCTCCATTAGAAAGAATAGTTGTTGTACCGCTAGTTACCGCATTGATCGTTACCTGACCTGCGCCAATTGCAATGATGTTAATTTGGCATCCGATTGGATAGGCAACGTTGGCATTAGTTGGTATTGAATATGTCTGTGTTGCAGCGTTGCTGGCTGTGACTAACTTATTATCCGAATCTGCCAAGACAAATGTATATGTAGTACCAGTCTGTGCGTTAAGTGTTAACGCCGTTGATGGGCTAACACTACCGCCGATAATTGAAACGCTCATTAGTTACCTTCCGATCCAAATGCACTAAAGGATGTATTACCTGTAGTTGAGTACACGGTAATAACATCTGTGTTAGCCAAGGTAATACCACCTTGTAGTGAGAATACGGCTCCTGCTGCAAGTGGTACTCCGTATGCAATGTAGTGTTGGTTAGCCAAGGCAGCACCTGTTGGTCGCACTGCTACTCGGATAGTATCTTGTGTGCCACCAATGTTTGATGCGTTAAGTGTAGATATAATCGTTGCATTAGTTGCTGTATAGAGTGTGGTTGCAGTTGCAGCCGTTGGTGCCGACTGCGCCAGAACCTTATATGTTGGCATTAGGATAGATCCCCAATCACTGTGAAGTTATTACTTGATGTACAAATAATGGTTGCTGCGCTGTACTGAGCACGTAAGTCAGGGGCGGTAGATGTAGCGCCAGTAGATGTAAGAACGGTAGTTCCATCATTTCTAATCTGGACTGCTCCTGCTCCAATGCGTTGTACGTTAATCTGTTGGCCTGCTGTAAAGACTCCGTTAGGAACTGTTAGTGTCAAAGTTCCTGCATCACTCATAGTGATTAACTTGTTAACATCACCTGCTACCAAGGTGTAGTTAGCAGTCTTGGCACTTAGCGTTAGATCAGCAGTTATAGGTGTTGCCCACTTAACTCCCAGTGTTGCTGTTGAATCAGCAGTGAGCACCTGTCCGTTAGTTCCAACGGCGAGGTTATCTGGTACCGCACTTGCACTTGCTGCGATGATGTCACCCTTGGCTGTAACTAATGCCTTTGGGATTGCAGCATCTGCTGTAGCCACACCTGTTGTATAGAAGGTTAAGTCGCTACTGGTAAGAACGTGTTTGACTGTGGCCCCGCCTGTATGTGAGATGGCAGAGGTTCCTGCCTGACCACGAACGATGGTAAAGGTGTCGCTAGATACAGCGGTGATAAAAACAATTTCTTCATTCTGTGTATCAACATCAAGTGCTACCGTAAATTGATCTACGTTACCAGCAGCAAGAGTGACACCCCCCATAAGGGCAGAACCTGTACCAGTAGCAACTGTCATAGTAGTTGCACTGTTAGAGATTCCCGAAGCCAGCGTCGTTTCAACGCTGATGGACGAATACTTACGAGTCATTGGCTTTCCTTACCTAGCGGGTGTAGTGAATACGGATTGGATACTTGTCTGCCAACTTCAACGCTTCTTCATTTAGACGCTGTTGATAGAGGGCAAAGATGTAACGAGAGGCTGCAGCACCTGCAGATGATGGCAACTTAGAGTCGTTTAGATCTGCTTCAGCACTAGATAGATTGATTCGTCCAGCGTCAAGATAAGACAGTAGTTTGTATGATGCACCGAGGACAACAACATCCTTACAAGAATCTGGTAAACCAGTAACGTCAGCAAAATCATCTGTGTTTGCGTCAAGAGTGTTCGGCGTGGCGGTATACCAAACCTGAATTGTACGACCAGGTTGTACGTTCTCATAGATGTTAATTGTATTGTTTGTATTGAAGGTAGCAGCATTTGCCATACCATCTAAGCGCCAGCGATTTACTGGTAGCCATTCCTGGCTAGAACCTGTTGTCTGCCAAGAGATAAAGAGCACACCTTCGCAGTCATCAGGCAGTGGGTATGTTGTCTGAGATGCGTTAAAGGTAAATGTATAAGAGTTAATAATCCACAATTTAGGATAGAAACTGTTGATCGTATCGTTGATAGCCTTCTTAATGGAGTTGCGTGGGAAGGTTGGAGACAGAGTTACTGGTGCATAGAGTGAGTGAGGCGATGCTGTTGTTCCCTGGTATCCACGACCAAAGCCTGGGATAACGTTGAGTTGGTTGTTTGACTTATCAAAGGAGTCAATCCAGATCAGTTCATCATCAATTTCGATGATACCTTTGGCTAGGTTAGAAGACGAGCCAACGGTGATTTCAGTGCTGGTAGTAGTTAAACCAGCAGGGTTAGCAACATAAGTGATACGGTCTTGGCGCAGTGCATAACCTTGTAGGTTAGCCTTTACCTCGTCCACCAGTTCGTTCAGTGTTGGCATTATTTCCTTTCATACCAGCCATCTCCCCATAGAGTTAGCAGTCGTGCAAAGTATTGCTCGTATTGTGGTGCGATAACATCCAAGGAATACAAGGACACTGCTCGCTTGTGTATTGCTACTGGGTCAAGATCCTTCACCCACTCTGTTGCTGCTGCAAACTCCATTGCATTTCTGCAACGGTATCCAGTAACACCATTGGGATTAGTCTCTGTAAAAGCACCCCAGTCTGTGGTAATCGTTGGAGTTCCACAGGTTTGTGCTTCGATAACAACGTTACCGAAAGGTTCTATGTAGAGCGTTGGAGCAAACAAGGCAGTAGCGCCACCCATTAACTTTGCTCGCTCTTCAGGTCCTACTGGACCTACCCACTCACCGTATTCAATCTTTGGGTTATTGCCAGGACCTGCCATAATTAACTTAAGTCCTAGTTCTTTACATACGTGTTGAGCAATGACTAGACCTTTACGATCTATCATCCGTCCAACGTATAAGTAGTAATCTTCTTTCTTCTCTTGTAGCGGAAACATCTCTGGCTCTAAGTAACCAGGAATAACCGCATCATAGAAGTTGCCGTCTACCGCTGTTGGATTCTTAAACATTGCATAGATGCTGTGCATCCAAGCGTATGATTCAAACACTTTGTACTTACTAAAGACTCCACCGTAGCCCACACCAAACTCTACGGTTATGTGGTCAGGGTAAGCATCTGCAATAGGTTGCTGTGCTGATCCACCAATAACACAGATAAAGTCTTTCTGCTCTAGGCGCTTGCCTAGTTCCTTGATGGCGTTACCGTTAAAAATTTGCCAGTGTGGAAGATTTGTATCAAATGATGCTTCAGTGTAATGACTACCACCCAAAGCCTCTGCTTGCTGCTCTTTAGTGATACAAGTAATCAGTTCATCTACTGGGGCTTCGTTGTCTTCTCCAGCATAAAGATAGACCGTATGGCCTAGCCCTTTCATCATCATACAAAAACGCCTAACCTTTTCGGTATAAGCGCAATTGACGTAATCTTTAGTTGTTTGTGTATGGGGCAGGCTAATAACGTGGAATCTCATAGGAGAATCCTACATCCCGCCTAGCATTAAGATATCAGGCAACGCGGTAGCGTTTGTGCCAGATGCACCAGTTGGCCCTGTAGCACCAGTAACGCCTGTTGGTCCAGTAGCACCTGTTGCACCATCTACACCAGCAGGCCCAGTGGCACCTGTTGGGCCAACGTCGCCTGTTGCACCCTGTGGCCCAGTAGGACCAGTTGCTCCCGCAGGACCTGTAGGTCCTGTGGCTCCCGTTGGTCCAAGTTGGGTATACATAACTTGAGAGGCTGTAAGGATAACGCTAGGAACCGCTGGTCGAGTAGGGCTTGTTCCTGCAACATCTGCAATTAACTCTAACCTTGTATCAGATGTACGCCATACCAACTCAACATAATCGTTGGCTGCAATCTCTAACATATAGTTCCAAGCAGCAATTGTTTTGGCTGCTGCTGCACCACCTGAAACAGTTACAACACCATTGCTATCTGCAATGTCGGTTCCATTTTTACGGAACCAAATATCAATAGTGTCGGTTCCACTACCAGATACTCTGTCAGCCTGAGCAGAAAATTGAATATCATAAACACCTGCATAGGCAAATGTAAGTCGTGAGTTAGAAACAATACTTACACCATTAGAATCTGGATCAGTATTATTGTAAGTAATTGGGTAAGCAGTTGTTGTGTTTGCCGCTACTTGATCTTGGGTTGACCAAAAAGAACCCCAATAGCCTAAAGCCCCACCAGCGCCAGTTGCTCCTGTGGCACCTGTAGCACCCGTAGGTCCTGTTGGACCTGTAGGACCCGTTACTCCAGTGGCCCCTGTAGGTCCTGTAGGTCCTGTAGCGCCTGTTACACCTGTTGGTCCAGTACTACCTGTGGGTCCAGTGTCACCTGTGGCACCTTGTGGGCCAGTCGCTCCTGTAGGTCCTGTCGCACCTGTAACTCCTGTCGCTCCAGTTGCTCCAACTGGTCCCGTAGGTCCAGTATCTCCCGTGACTCCTGTAGCACCAATAGGTCCTGTTGGACCTGTGACTCCCGTTGGACCCGTTGGGCCTGTAAGTCCTGTGGGTCCCGTAACTCCAATAGGACCAGTGGCACCCGTCGGGCCAGTCGGTCCAGTATCACCTGTAACACCTGTTGCTCCTGTCGTACCTGTCGCACCTGTTGCGCCAGTAGATCCCGTCGGACCTGTAGCACCAATAGGGCCAGTAGGCCCTGCTGGGCCAGTTGCTCCCGTTGCGCCTATACCACCCTGTGGACCTTGATCCTGGGAAAGTTCTACACCAACCTGTGGTGTGATGTTTTCGATAACAAGAATTGTTGTCATATTGTCACAGCCCCTGTCACCACAAATTTACCTTCTAAGATGCGAGTAACACTTGACCCTGAATCTAGTACTAGATCGTAAGAGTAGCGTCCCGCTGTAATCGCAGCAGTAGTTGCTGCGTCAATAGTAATGTTAATACGTCCAGTCAATGCTGTAAGAACCATACGACCATTGGCAGTAGATGCAACGACTGTCTCAGTCTGAGCACCAACGAATGGGCGAACGGTCATTACTCCTGTATAACCAGTAAGGTTCCAAGGAGTTGAGTCGTTCTTGATCTGGAACTGGAAATTAAATGTAGTTGCTTGGTCACAGACCAAGTTATATTTAGCACTCAAGATGACACCGCTCTGAGAGCCTGCGCTGCAGGTAGTTGAAAAGTACCAGCGATGAGATTACATACGCCGTTGTAATCAAGACGATTAGTAGTAGACGTACCCGCAATCGCATTTAATACTCCCACTGTGTCGGTTAAGTTTGTTGTAACTGAACGTTGCGTTGCCCATTGCTTTGCAGCAAGGGCTTCGCCTACCATTTCGCCTGGTGCTCGATAGGTGCCACCATTAGCCAAACGATTAAGTTCATCTAATAACGTTGTGCCGTATTGTCCTAGTGCCACCTATGTCTCCTACTTCTTCTTAGTTCTCTTGACTGCAGCGTTATCTACTAGATTGGGATATGGTCGTCCCGCTGCTTTGGCTCTTGCCTTTGCTGCTGTTTTTTGTTCAGATGTCAAAGGCTTTGACTTCTTGTTGGGATTCTTTGTATCCCAAAATGCTGCTTTCTTTTTCATTTGCAACTACAATCCCAAGCACGAAGTGACTTGTTTATTCTTGAGTTCGGATCTTTTGCTGTCTTACTAGAAGTGTTCTTTGCCTTCATCCCACACATACGACCACAGAAAGACTTGCGCCTTGCTGCAGACTTGGGAGACTTGGCAGCCTCAGCCTTCTTGACTGGAGGCTTAAGGTTCATCCCCTGCGCTTTGGCAGAGGCACGACCCTTTGCGTTGAGGCCACCCTTTGGGTTCTTGCCCTCTGCTCTTTGCCACGCTGGAGACTTAGCCAATTACTTCTTCTTGCCCATCTTCTTCTTGGTCATCTTTGCCTGAGACAAAGCGATAGCAATTGCTTGCTTCTTACCCTTTACAACAGGTCCTTTACTAGAACCAGAGTTAAGAGTTCCTGCCTTAAATTCTTTCATTACTTTAGCGACTTTCTTTTTCTTGGCAGTCTTCTTCATTATTTTGCTGCCTTTCCCATAGCGCCTGTCTGGATTGATTCATAGGTGCAGTACTTCATAGCACCTGCGTATTGCTTGTCAGGTGTTGGGTACTTTGTAATGTACTCGTCTGACTCATTTTCCATCTTTGAATAGTTTTCCATTATTACTCCTTGAACGTCATTGAGATTCCATCGAAAGCCTTACCAGCCTCGTTGGAAAGTTGGACTGCTGCATCTATATCTTTGCTCTTTGTTGAACGTGGTTCTATACCTTGACGTGTTGCGTCGTAGTAAGACTGCAGTTCTTTGTCGTGCTGTTTTGCAGTAGGTATGCCTTTGTGATTAGCCATACCAACGCTTAGTTCTAACTCGCCTATCTTGCAGCCAAAGCATCCTTCAACATATTCTGGATGTGTCTGCCTTCTGTGTAGACTCATACTGGAGTTAACCAACTTCCGTATCCTGCAGCGGTAAGTACCCCTGCTTGGTAATCGCTGATCTCGTATTCGTGACCGCCGAGGAAGTAATAACTTGCTGCTGCTAATTCATCTTGGCTTGGAGTTAAAGTAATAGTTACTGTAGTTCCATTAACAATTAAAGTTTGTCCTCGTGGGATGTCTGTCATACTAGGAGCAATTGCCCCACTAATAGTTCCACCGTTAAGACGGCGACCTGCAAGACGTGAGTACGGAGTAAACTCACTGCCACCTGCGCCCCAAGTTTGCCACTGGTACGGAGTGTTTAATGTGTATGGCATATCCAACCTTTCCTAAGTGACAGAGGGTAGGTTTCCCTACCCCCTGCCGAGCAGTAACGGGAATTATCCGTTTGTTGCTGCTGACTCAATGCGATAGAGCGCAGCCTCACGAAGGCGTGCAAAGCCTCCGAAGTAGTACCAACCGATTGTACGGAAACGACGTAGCGCGTCAATCTCTGGACCGATAACGGTTGAGATGTCTGCAGCCTGTGCTTCAGCCAATGCTTCACGACCAGCGACGATTGCGCGGTAGTTGTTAGTAAATGTTACAGTACCTGTGTCAGCAACTGATGTGATATTAGATGCTGTAAGTGCATAGGTAAATGTTGTTGATGTTGTACCTGTGATGGTATATGTGCCGTTAACACCTGTGTTAGTTGTAGCAGCAACTGTTACAACCTGACCTGTTCCGAGGCCGTGAGCAACTGCTGTAGTAATAGTTACTACGTTAGATGTCAAAGCAACGTTGGTGATTGACACTGTAGGTGTGATACCTGTTGACAACTTTAGACCGTTAAGAACGCGAGGTGTCTCAACGATGAAAGCGCCTTCGATAACGCCTACTGCACCAGCAACGAACGGTGTACGCTCAACGTACTTTGTTAGTTCCTGGAATCCACCTGTACCAGTTTCAGCGCGAAGATCGGCTGACTGACGTGGGTGTAGGTATGCAGCATATAGTTCACCCATACGAGGCAATGCCTTGTTTGTGCGTAGTGATACAACAGCGTTGCGGATATCTGCAACTGTCATTGTGTCTACTGGTAGAACTGCTGATGATGCAGTTGGAGCAGTTCCTGATGGACCGTTTGAGTAGATCACGTTAGTTCCTGCTGAGAGGACCTGACCTACAACGTTGTCAATAGAATCTGCTGCGTTGTATGCGATGATGTCAGCAAGTGCTGAATCAACATCGTTGAATGAAGTTAGGTTTAACTTCTTTGTTGTTGTAACTGCTGAACCGTATTCGTTCAGTGTTACTGTAACCTGTGAAGGGTTACCTAGTGCAATGCTTGATACATCTGAAGTTTCTGTCAATGTAGAAGTAGCCTGTGCCAAATCTGAATAGATTGAGAAAACAACTGATGATCCTGGCATTGCCTGTTGCACTGGCTTAACATCTGCAAGTGAACGCATAACAGGAATGGAGCGAAGCGCCATTCTTACATACTGGTCGTATGCTGTTTGTACGAGGTTGCTGATGCTAGACGTGGTGGTAGGGGTACCTGCTGGTGTTGCCATTAGGGTCTAGCCTTTCTTGTTTAGGATCGGATTTTAGAGTCCAGACAATCTGATAACTTCATCCAGTTCTTCTCTGCTATTTGCATTCATAAGTTTCTGCATAATGTTGTCGTTGTGTTCAGGAGATGATCCTGTTTCGACAGTATTAGTCATACGCTTATATGCAGCAGCATCGGCTGGATTAACGTTAGGTCTTGCCTGGTTTTGGCTAAGTTCGATACCGAATACATCGGCATTATCTTCTAGCCATTTAGATACAGACTCTTCAGTTGGGTCTATATCCTGTGGGATAAATGAAGCAATTTTGCTATTTACCCCGCGACTTGCGAGGGTGTCTTTGATTGCTCGTTCACGTTGCGCTAATGAAAGATGGTTAAGAGCATTTTCTTTTTCGCTCAGTTCTCTTTCTTTTGCTTTTAATTGTTTACGCAGTTGTTTTACAAGGTCATTGCTTGATGAGTCCAAGTCGAAATCATCATCCTCGTAGTCATAGTTGGACATAGGTCCTTCTCCCATTCTTGTTAGATTGACGCAAGCCTCACAGTAACCTTGGGGGAGGTAGTGTGGCTCTTGCTACTGGTTTTGTTATCACTCCAATGGACCAGTCATCCCATTGGCAGGCTTTTATTTAGTAAGCGCCAGCGCGATCTCGCACTAAGGCTCCTTGACTTAAACCAGATTGACCAGCAAATGTGGCCTTTTCTAGTCCAGTAATCTTTTGGCGCTGCTTACGCGCTTCTGCTGCTCCAGGTACATTAAAGACTTCTTGCTCTGCAGTTGCTTGAGTATATGGATTCTCTCCATACATTGAGGCAAGTTGTGAACCACGTTGTAGTCCACCTGCAATAGTTGCGTAACCTTGGTCTGCTTGTTCCTTTGTAACACCATAGTTTCGTAGGTATTCAGCATCTGCAACATTGGTGCTTAGACCAGAACGTACTGCCGCTCCACCAATCTCTGCTGCTGTGACCTTACGCTTAATATCCTCGATAGCCTTTGATGGATCGAGAGTGTAAGCCAAGATATCTCCATTAGAGATACCTGGATAGAATGTCTTTAATGCCTGAGTTACCTCTGGGTTAGCATTGATTACTCGCTTTTGTGCTGTAGAGATGCGATCTTCTAGTTCAGCAGGACTTACATCTCCAGCAATAAACTTCTCAAATCCTTCTTGACGGCCCATCTCACCACGTGAGTAGTAAGTCTGTGGTAGTCCGTACTGACGCATAACGTTTTGATACTGGTCCTCTAGTCCTACATACTCTGCCTCTGACAAGGCACGAAGACCTTTAGCAATGCGTTGAGCATTGCCAGCAAAGCGCTTCTTGTAGGAATCTGTTTGACGTAAACGAAGCGTAAATTCAGATGGAGCAATTCCCTCATCAATTAATGTCTTGAGTTCTGGTACTAAAGCGCCAATACCTAAGTCATTGAATTGCTGGTATAGCAAATCATAGGCAGACTTTTTCGCTGCACTTTCTGCTCCACTTTTTGCAAGAACCTTTGTTGTTCCATTTGAAAGTGTTGCTGTTACATCGCCAGTTGTTGGGTCTGCATAGGTGCTAACAACCGTCACACCGTCAGGTAAATCTGACGCACCGCCAGTAGCGCTTGTATCGGCAGAACCTTCTGCGTTATCAAGGCTTGAGTAGTCCATTTCAACAGGCTTGCCACTTCCAACACCAGGAACAAAGGCGCTGACATAAGATGCTCCGCCTTCTCCCTGACGAATAATGACCTGTCCAGTGTTAGGATCAATTGCATAACCTGTTGCATTTGCAAATGGGTCGTAACCAGTGAACTTGTTTGCTGTTCCATAAATAAGTTTACGGATGTTTTCTGGAAGGCTTGCTCCGCCTAAGCCAGTCTTTACCCAAGGTACTGCTACTGAGCCTTCAGCGCCAGCACCAGTTGGTGACATAGTGTAGGCAAAGTCTGCTGCAGGCACATCGCCCTTTGCGTTGATATAGAATCTATCGTTAACAGCCATTGTTATCCCTGGAATCCTAACTGTTGTAGAACATTAAGCCCAATGCTTGAGACTTCTTGACGGGCATTATTAGTGTATTGCCAACGTGGGTCTTTGCGTAGTGAACGCTCCCAGTCGTAAAGAGTCATTTCCTTATCGCCAATGGCAGAACGTAGAGTCTTATCGTTAAGACCAATAGTTTCTGGATTGACCTCAAGTACAGATGCCATAATGTTTTTGTATGGGGTATAGACAGTATCTAAGTTAACGCCAAGTTTTAATAATGACTTAACGTTATCTGGTAGACCTGCAGCAGCAGTCTCACGAATTACATTTTCAAATGTATCTGGTGATTCACCTTGAAGGATCTTTGAAAGCCAAGTCTGTGCTTGTGTTCCAAACTGAGTATCAAAGTCAAGACCATTAGCAGCAGCAGTTTTCTTGAGTTGAGCAAGTGCGCCACCTGCTGCTCCGCCTAGCGCTACAGTTGGAGAGTAAGTTAACTTGGCGCGGATAAGTCCGTCTACTAGAGATGAACTTGCACTGATACCCATAGACAAAGCATTGTTAACGATTTCGTCAACATCTTTTGGAGCAAGTGTTACACCTAGTGCGAGTGCACGATCTGCAACTGCCTGGCTAAAGTCCTTTTGCTGACCCTCTGCCTTAGTTCCCTTGTAGCGATCATCGCTACGTAATAAGGCTTCAAAGTCAGAAAACTTTAATCCACCCTTGTCATCAAATACCTTTTGAAGTAGCGGATCGTTCTCGCTAATTGTTTCAGGATCGATACCAAAGTACTGAGCCATAAGGTTGATGTAGTTGCCATAGATTCCGTTGAGGTTATATCCACTCTTCAGTAGTCCTGCAACGTACTGTCCACGTCCTTCGCCCGCCTTATCACGGATAGCCTGACCTACTAGGTCAATAGACTCACCGTTCTTAACACGTGCTAACCAACCACCAATTTGATCCTTGAAATCTGCATCAAGGTTAAATCCGTTGTCTTGTGCAATACGTGCAAATTGCTGACGTGCTTGCGCCTCGACATTGCCTTCTTCGATAGCAGCAGGAGCATTAGTAAAGCGGCTATCAGTTCTTAATAGATTTCTAAACTGAGTGGTATTGATTGCGCCATTTTCAGTAAAGGCACCCTTAAGTAATGGGTCATTAAGATCAATGCTATTCATATCAACAATGCCTAGTGAATTTGCCATCTCTCTAATGAATGGATCATAGATAGTACGCAAATCAGTTCCAGCAGCGAGCAAGTCTTTTACATACTTAGGTTGATTCTGGCCTGCCTTGTCACGAATTATCTGTTCGTAATCTGCAGGATCCTTACCCTTGAACATCTTCTGAAGCCAGGCATCAATGTTTCCGCCTGCTGCCTCATTAAGGTCAATACCATTAGCACGTGCTGTAGCACGAAGCAGACGCAGGTTCTTACCAGTAGGTCCTTCTGATAATCCATTGGCTGTAACAAAACGTGACAATGCATCATACTTACTAAGAGTGTTGCCTTCATTGGCTAGGTCGTATAGTCCACCAGCAATCTTTGTTAACTCTTCATCAGTTACATTAAGACCTTCTTGGTTAGTCAGGAATCTTAACTCTGCCTTAGCCTGAGCCAAGCCGCGAGCATAAGTGTTTTCGCTTTCTAACTTATCAAGTTTATTTTGGTAGTCAGGTGCCTTTGGATCTAATGCAGCCTTAAGTCTTTCGTATTGGCGCTTTTCAAATCCACGCTTGCGTACTTCACCTGCTGAAGTTGTCCACCAAGTTGTTCCTTTAAGACGAGCCAAGAACTCAGCGTCCTTCATATCGTCATTTGGATCTGCTACATCACCAATTGCATCACGCAGAAGTTGATTTAATTCTTTGTCATTAGCAAAGACATCATCAATGTCGCCATAGGTTGTCTTTGCCTTGGCTAAGATCTGGTCAAATGGAGTTAGTGGAGCAGCGCCTGTAGGTCCAGTTCCTGCTGGTCCTGTTGGACCTGTACTTGCTGGGCCTGAAGGTCCTGTCGCAGCCTTGCCTGTTGGACCCGTTGGTCCCGTTACCGATGGCCCTGTTGGACCAGTAGGGCCAGTTGCTGCTTTACCTGTTGGTCCTGTAGGTAGATTGGCACCTGTTGGTCCAGTAGCCGCTTTGCCCGTAGGTCCTGTTGGTGCAGTAGGGCCTGTTGGCCCAGTGGCTGCTTTGCCTGTAGGTGCATTGATACCAGTAGGACCTGTAGCGGTTTTACCTGTTGGTGCATTAATACCAGTTGGGCCAGTAGCCGTTTTAACTGGTGCACCTGTTGGTGCATTAGGACCAGTTGGGCCTTTAGGTGGTGTAAGTGTTTTAGTTGCTACAACTCTTTTACCCGCTGAATCCCACTTCTCATCACCACGAACCCAGCCCTTAGTCTTAGGATCATAGTTAGCAGTACCAGGTACGCTAAATGGGCGCTTGATTAACTTACCACTTTCAAAAGCAAGCCCAAGCGAAGTAGCAAGTTTTGCGATAGTTACATCTAATGCAGGTTGCCCAGGGCGACCCTTAAGATTAGTTAAAGCAGCAGCCTTATCCTTTGCAGATGTCTTAGGATTAGCAGCATACTCAATCAACTTCTTGCGTGTAGCAATCAGACTATTAAGTAGCGCTTCATCCTTCTTGCGCTGGGCTTCAATTCTAGCAGCAGCATCTTGTTTGGCCTTTAACTCTGCAGCCTTTTTTCTGCCTTCTGCTTCTTGCTTGGCTTTGAGTTCTGCTGCTTTCTTGGCATCTGCTGCCTTCTTCTTAGTCTTTGCAATCTCTTCTGCTACTGATGCCATATTAGTCTACACCTAACGCTTGCTTGAAAATATCATAAAAGCCGAAGACTTTTCTGGACTTTGCTTCATCTGTTCCTGCAATTCTTTGGAACAAAAACTCTTCTACATCTGGTCCACCAGTTTGAGTAACAACATTCTTTGTGCCACCAGAGTAAGTAGTGGTAGTAGGCATATCCTTCTGACGCTTAGTTACCTGTGAGTAATACTTCTCAAACTCAGCCTTAGTAGGGCCACGACCTAGTAGATCTTCAAAGATTTTGTTGATAAGTGTACGGCCTTCTAGTTTTGTAGATACACGTGTTTGCACAGTAGATGTTGGGCCTTTAGGTGCCCCACCAGTACCTTCAGCAATAGACTCTACAAGAAATTGGTTACGTGGGATATCTCCACGATAATCCCGCAGCATTGCACGGGCTTCTTCCATATTCTCAAGTGCCTTGACAAGACTAGGAGTTAACTTTGTAACTGGCTTGCCACGGTAATATGGAGTCTGGGCTAGACGTGTTGAAAGAATTTTAATTGCTTCTGGACCACTACTAGCAATACTTCTAATGTAATCCCCAAGTTCCAACTCTGCTACTGATGGTTGCTGAGAAGCAGGTGGCTTCATTGCTGCAGCACGCGCTGCATCTGCTGAACCATACATCATACTCATATTATGCTCCCATCAATTTTGAGAACAGTACGTTGTACGCACTCAAAGTATTCTCGTTAGTCTTGGATAATTGTTGCAACTTAGCAAGCGTTTCTGTCTCTTCTAGGTCTACTAGATATGAACTGCTAGAGATCTTCTTTAGAGACTTCTTTGTTTCTTGGAACTTGTCGTAAACAGAAAGCATTTGCTTAAGAGCAGATGCAGTCTTAGGAGCAGCCTTGTAAGACCTCTCATCATCAAGCATATTGCGTAGGTCATTAAGAGCAGCAACACGTTCAATGGCTCGCTTGCCACCTTGGTTGATCTCTTCCTGCACTAATGGACGACCAGCCTTGAAGGTTGTCGACCAATCAGTCCATTCCTGCCGTAGGCGACTGCGTTCAAAGTCTGTTCCTACCTCAGTTAATGACTTATCAAATGTATTCTTGCGATCATAGTAAGTCTGTAGATCTGCTGCTGTCTGTACCTCACGTAGGTAATCTGTGACAGTCTTGTTCTTACGAAGACCCATATCAGTCATAGTCTTGTACGCATCCCAAGAGTATCCAGCCTTGTGCGGAATTAGGAATGCTGCACCTTGACGGTACTCATTGAACAGATCCTCGTTGTTCTCAACGAAAGCATTTGATTCTTCTGCATAACGGAAGTATGCAACTGTTGTACGATCTGACTCAGAGACTGTAAATGGAATCTGGTCTGGATAAAGTTCTACCCAGCGCTTCATCGCACCGTCGTAATCTCCTGGGTACTGGTTTAATAAACTGTACCAAGCCTGCTTGAAGTTAGCCTTACCGTTATCACGTGCCCATTCAGTAATGTCTGAGCGCAGTTGTACCTGTGGTGATGCTGGTGCAAAGAAGCCAAAGAACACACGTAAACCTAGAACACCTAGTGTAGTGTTCTTCAAACGCACACGGTACTCTTCAAGTTCCTGTGGTGTAAATGCAATAGGAGTTTCTACTCCATCAATCATCTCGTACTTTTGCTCTAGGCCGTGGCCTGCTGACTCAAGATAGGTCATAGACTTACGTATTGCTGATGCGTACTGACCATCACGCTCATCTTGGTTCATTGCACTGTAGATACGATTGACGTGTGCTGGCAAAAATGCTGAAACCATTGACTGATCTTCAGCATAAGGTCCAAGTGTTAGACGAGTAAGAGTATCTGCAGATCCTGGGCTAAAGATTCCCACCACATTAGATAACGTTTTGATAGATATGCCCGATAATGGACCTGCAAATGTAGGCATTAGTGAATCTGGGTTCAAAGATGGAGTTAACATACTAACCTTTGCACCGAATTCCACTGGGAACGGTACCTTAAACTCTGCTGGTACGCCTAATGCTTGCATTACACCCTGAACAACACGGTAAACCTGTGTCATTCCTGGGTAAACGAAGTATGGCTCACCCTTATCATCTTCTTGAATCCAACCAGAGTGGGTAATACCCTCGTATGTAAGGCTTGCTTTAACGATTGCCTCTGGATTGTACTTAACAACACGTGTAATACGTCGTGCAAAGTCCTCAGATGCGCGATAGAAGCGTGCAAAGTTACGAATTGAGAAAGCCATCTGGCTTTGGACCATAGGGTTATCCACATACGCCAGTGTTTGCAGACGTGCACGATCTTCTACGATCTCTGCCAGTCTGTATTCAGCCTGCAATGTAGCCTTTTCAATGGCCTTTGTATTCGCAGGATCAATACCGCGAGTAAAAGAATCCTTGAATGCCTTCTCATAACCAGTATCTTCCAACTGCTTACGGAATTGAATCATATTGTAGAGAACAATAGGTTCACGTGACATACGTGCATTGGATTCACCAAGCCACTTGTATCCAAGTTCCATAATAGATGCTGTGTAGTTGCCTGTTTCAGAAACAGCAATCAACTTAGGACCGTTAATGTAGTCAGGAACATCAGCACGGTTAGTTGGTAGATCATCTAGTGTAAGTTTACCAGAGATAAAGTATCTTCCACGTACTGGGTCATAAGAACGGAACTGATTGAGCAGGTCGGTATTGATAGTAGTACCGTCTTGCTTAACCATTATCTGCTTGACTGCTTCGTAAATGTTTTCTGCGTGGCCTTGTTCATCTGTATCGTAGTCTTTCCAACGGAAACGCTTAGATACTTCTGGGTTATTCTTAAGCCACTCACGTGCAGATGCAATAGCAATCTCTGGATTATCAAGGTTTGCTAGAACTGAAGTAGCAATCTCATCATTGGCATAGTAGCCAATACGAAGAAGCCAACTTGTCTTTGCTGAATCATCTGCAAATGGATCTATGCGACCAAAATCTTTTTTGACTCTAGCCTTTTTTAATTCTTTAGGTATGGCTACCTCAAGGGCTGCAACACGAGTACCAGTATCTTTCTGGTAGTTCAGTGCTCGTTGTGTGTAGTCAAGCCCAGTGTTAAGATTTTTACCACCTTCGACTACATCTTCAAGAGCATTGTTGAGATCACCAAATCTAATTTGCTTTGCAAGGATTGCAGTGTCACGCTCAATCATTTTACCAAGACCAATAGCCCTGTAGAAGCGATTCATCTTGCCTTCGCCAAGAGCCTGAGCGTATAACTCACGAATCTCTTCGATATCTCCACCGCGTTCGCGGATCTCTGCTGCTTTTTGTGCGTACTTTTGAGACTCGCTCTTATTAACCATACGCATAATCACACCTAGTGGATCTTCAGCGCGACCTTCCCACTTGGTCAAGCCCTTTGCAGGCTGTAGGAATGTACGAGAACGTGTTGATAGGTGCTTTGCTACTGGGATGCCCCAAGGATTCTTACCAATAGCAAGGTTAACCATTAAATCTTCTGTTGCATTACGCAGTGCATAACGTGGTCCAGCAAGGGTAAGGAATACCCAAGCAGATGTTGTCTTCTCTACAAACTCTGAGTGTGAAAAACCCATTAACTTTTGAAGGTAGGTATTTCTTGCTGCAAGACGATCAATGTCCACAAGGTTTGGTGCAGATACCCACGAACTAAGGTCAGTTGCAACAAGTGCAATAGACTCGTCAGATCCTGCTGGTACGGATGGGTTACGTCCGTTTACCTCAAGGGCAAATGATGGCTTCTGCTTACCAGTTGCAAGACGTTCAACATTTTGACCAGTCTTACCAAGATTAATACCACGGAAGTCTGCAATAGTTCCCCAGATTCCAGAGTACATAGCCTTGCGTGTACCTTCATCTGCGTTATCAAATGCCTGAGCAAACAACTTAGAGTCACGCTGTGGCATAACCAAGCGTGCTAGGCGGTATATCTGTACATCTGCATCTTTTGCCAGTACATCTAAACCTTCCATAGCAGCGTATGGGATAGGAGTAAACTTTTGCTTGAACTTGTCAATGCGCTTTGCAACCATTGCCGTTGAAAAGTATGCAGCATCTTTAGGATTAGCATTAGCCTTAAGATCTGCAACAATCTTTTCTTGATTGTCGACAATTGCCTTAGCAATTCCATCATCTGTTGCTGGTGCACCAAAGAATGTATCTTCTACAAACTTAGGACCAACACGATCAATGTCAAACTTCTTGTTTGCTGTAGTTAAAAAATTAATACGTGCTTTGCGCTGAGCGTTAAGTGTAGGCATCAACACACGACGGCGACCAATTTGACCAGACATCATTTCATCTGTCTGCTTGGTATTCTTAAAGAAAGCCTTAGCACTGAGTGCATCTGTGATAGGAATAGCGTTATCAGATGTATTTAGAAAAGACTTGATAACTGCTGGCCCAAACTCTGGAGCCATAATCGCCATCTGATTTCTAATAGCCAGTTGCTCTGCAGTGTTTTTGGTTTCTTTTGCTTTAGAAAAATCTTTAAGCAAACTGCCGTACTGGTCCCAGAAGGCAACGTTGTTAGACTTGGAAAAGTAGTTATCGACATTCTTGCTAGATCCAGTAATTACATCTAGTGCGTAGTTCTTAACATCTATTAGACGCTTTACTCTGCCAGCAATTAATAGTGGATCTGCAAATACACGATAGGCAGCATCAATAGTTCCAGACACAGCCCTGTATGCAAGACCGTTCTTGACTAGATCACCAGGTGTGATTGCATCAATAAAGTTTGCAAACTGACGACCAGGTGAGTACTTAGCAGCATTTACCTCAGCGAGTGCGTCATTAAAGTTTGCTTGTTCTGCACTGATAACTTCTTCAGTTGCACCACGTTTTGTGCCCTGAGTCTTTTGTGCAAGACGAATATAAGGAAGTTCATCAGGTGATGCTGTTGCTGCGTATGCAAAGATGTCTTCACCAGCAGCAAGTTTCATTGCTACTCGTACCTGTGCATCGCCATACTTAGCCTTGACTTTACCAAGACGATCATTGTTAAATATCTTGTCGCCTTTGTCGTTGGCTCTATCCCAGGCATCAATAATGTTCTTGTTTTCAAAAGCAGCGATAGCGCCAGTACGGTAAAGACGTGTAGAAAAGTCTGAAACATTCTGTAAGCCAGCAAGTGTCTTACCAAAGCCAGAAGCAACTGCGCCACCTGTATAGTGCCAAGCGGTACCTAGCCAGCCACGGTTGGGCTTGCTTACTGGATCTTCAGTACCATACTTTGCAATAAGATCTGCCTGTTGTTCTGGTGTGTACTTAGTGGTAAACACTTTGTTAGCCACATTAGAAGGCAGGTTAGAAAGTTGTCTGTGTGCAGATTGTGCTTTGCCAAAAGACTCAATTACTTTAAGTTCTTTCTCAGAAAGACCTGCTGCTGCTGCGGCTGCTTTTAGATTGTCAGCCATTAATTTCCTCTTGCTAGAGCATCCTGATAAAGGATAATAATTTCGCCTGTTGTGTCAAAGGGAATCATCTTTGCTAATGTGTCAGATAACTTGACCTGTGCAAACTGTGATTGCATACCTAAGACTTCTGGACCTGGACCCGCACCCATTGGGATACCAGTTGTGATTGGCTCACCTGGGCGCTGTGATGGTGCAAATAATGGTGTGACCTGTTCTTGTGGTGCAGCCTGTGCTGCAGCCTGAACTTGGCCTGTAGGTAATCCGCGAACATCTGGTGTTCTAGCGGTAGGTGCTCCTGCTATGATTTCTTGCATAGCCTTACGGTCACCGTAATTTTCTGATGGTGGTAAATCTTCACGCACAGAGAATTTACCTGGGCCTGATACACCTCTGATTGGGTTATCTGCCATCGGTTTCCTCCTCTATCGTTTCTAAATCGTTTGCAAATTGTTCCCATACTTTGTTTACTTTAGAGTTACGGTTAGCGTTGTAGATTGCTATCTCCATTAACTCTTCTGTAAATGTATGCACAGAACTTGCAACGTTGTGCACAAGTCCTGAGAGTGCTACTAAAAAATCAGCGAAGTGTACTGGGCGAGGAACGTCGTTATTATTATCCAAGCCCAGTACCTCCGTTAATTAGAATTACTTTATCCCTTTTTTACTGCGTTGCCGCGACGACCTGCTGGCATCATTGATGGTACTACCTTGCCTGGTCCTGCTGGCTTAGAAGTATCCTTCTTGCCTTCAGTTGGCTTCGACATTGGTGCTGCTGCACGTGATCCTTTGTTCATATTTACACCCCCTCTTTATGCTGCCCCGCCAATGGCGGCTAGTAGGTTTCCTATATCTGGACGTTGAGCAGCAGCGGGTGCGCCTCCTGGTTGTTCTGGAGTCGGCTGCGAGGCAGGGGCAGAGAGTGCTCCCGCTGCTGGAACTTGAGGTGCACCCATCATCTCTGGGGCTTGTGGCATCTCTGGCGCTTCTGGTGGCGCGAATGCCTTACCAATAATAGTTTCTAACTGAAGACCCTTTTGACGGCCTTGGATAACTTCTGCAATACGGGTAATGATCTGAGATGGATCTTGACCTTGCGCTGCAAGGGCTGGAATGGCTTGAGCATACTGAGCAACAGCCACGCGCAAAGAATCGCGCATTTCTTCGATATCAACACGCTGTTCCTCCTGAGTTACGTTTAACTCCATTGGGATCTCACGACGTACATAGTCACGTGATACCAACTTGTCTGAACGCATTTGTAGCAATGCAACGATGGCACGGTTTGGATCCATACCAGACATAATGCCGTAACGAACATCTACGCCGTAGTTGCCTGCAATCTGCTTTGATGGGATGTACTTCATATTGAATGGAGTACCGTCGTCTACGCCCTTGATTTCCTTTTGCATATTGCCAAAGATCTTCTCATCTACTTCAAAGCAAAGAGAAGCAAGGTCTGTAAACATACGAGCAAACTGTGCTTGTGCTGATTTGATCTGTGTATCAAAGCCTGCTTGTAGCGCTTGTACACCGCGACCTGTAACGATAGATGCATCGATGTTACCTGAGCGAACCTCTGGGTAACGAGAACCTAAACGTAGTTCACGCTCTAGTACACCTGACTCTGTAAAGACTCCAGGTGGTAGTTCTAGCGGAACGCGACGAATACCTTGAGGATTAGCAGAACGCATAATCGCATCAGGACCGAGTGCCAACTCTTGCACATCTTGTGGGATAGCAATAGGTGCTTGGATAGATTTCTCTGCTGCTTGGATTTGCAATACTGCAAAGCGAGCACGAGCAAGTTGAACTGATAGAACATCATCAAACTGTCCACGTGCTTCACCATCAATAGATGAGCGCATAGCAACGTATGCCATACACTTACCGATAGGGTTTGGAATGTTTGAGAGTACTAGGTTCTTACGCTCTGGGATAAAGATTAAGTCTTGGTCTTTGTCGTGGTAACGAACCAAAGATAGGTAAGGTGAACCTTGACCATAAACATTCTTTGGCATAATCTGGTCATAGAACTCTGGGTACTGTGCTGCTAACGTCTCAGCATCGGTTGCCATAATCTGCGAAATCGAAATTGTCCGACCAAAGCGATCAACTTCAGGATATACACCAAAAGGATTAAGCAGACGTATTCTCGGATTATTGGTTTCATAGTCCATCTCTACAATCGCTGGCAACATACCATAAGTGTTGAACCAATCAGCACCAGTATACATTTGAATTTGTAGTTCAGATGCACTGACGTAATGGTTGACAATACGGGTACGAGTATCTGCAGCCTTACGTGCTGAGTCTGAAACCATATTGGTTGCAGCGCAGTTAAATGATGGTAGCGGTGCCATAGCCTCTGCTAAGTCACGTGCTGCTACGTCAATAAAGTTAGCAACTAGAGGCTTTGGATATTCCTCTGAGAACATTGCAGGGTAAACCTTGCTAATGTCTCCCTGACGTACAGAGAGCACATCACGCATTCTCTGGTCACGTGCGGAGTAGCGTGTTTGTAGACGTGCTACCTTGGCTACTACCTCTTTAGTTGATAACAATTGTTTTCCTTATCCGTAGATCTTGCCGTGTTTCTTTTCAAGAATCTTCTTCATTGCTGCATCTTGCTTGGTCATCTTTGGTTGTAACTTCTTAGGATCGAAAGTCTTTGCTACTGAACCCTTTTTAGGTGCAGGTTTCTTTGCTCCTGGCATTATCTAACTCCTTAAGTTATTTAGTAAACTGTCTTCTTAGGCTTTTTTGGTACATTAAAAATTCCACCAACACGTGTAGTTTCCATAGGCTTTGGCTTTGCAGGTGCCTTCTTTGTAGTATTAGACATTGGCTTTGCTACTACTTTCTTTGCTGCTGCCTTCTTCATTTGTGCCATTGTTATCTCCTTGTTAGATGAATGTACGATCTTTTTCTGCGAGCAGTTCATCTATGTTGATAACTGTTCGTTTGCCCTGTTCGTAACGAGACAGGAATGGATTTTTTAAGTGGTGGGTCTTGTGCATACCTTGGTTGAGCATCTCACGTGCGCGGATCTCACAGAACCAAAGTGCCATCACCATATCGGTCTTACCCTTAGTAGTAGGCGACCACGTAATCAGTTGCTCGATGAGCGCCTTAACATTTTCTGTTTGATCTGACGGAAGATGCATAAGATTGTCGCGGTGGTGCTTACCGTCGTGTTGCTTGGTGCCGAACAAAGTTGACATTGATGCAACACCAAAGCCTGAGTCCCACTTGTTGGTTCCAGTATGGTGTTCCCGCAGTAGCACTCCTCGTGAGGCCAGGTTTTGCCTGATGCCCTCGTCTTGAGTAAGGAAAGACTGGAACGCATTCTTTTCTACAATCCACTCGCCAGGTTGATACAGGGAAGTCCAGTCAAATATCAGTTGGCGAATTTGAGCAGGCGTTGGACGAGTAATCTTAATAGCATCAACGATATAGCGTTTATGGCTAGTCCGATCAACAGCGTAGCAAATGGCGGCTGTATCACCAACCATAGCGGGATCAAGACCACAAATAATTGAAAAGCCATTAAGGTCACGCGGATGGCCTGGGTGACCAGGAACCAAACGACCTGCTTTACGCATTCCATCTATAGAACCTCGCACACATACTGGGTCAAAGATTGCATCATCTGATATATCCTGTTGCTGGTAAACCAACGCCCAGGTAGATGCATCCATTGCTTGTCGTTCATTGTAAAGGTTACGACCATTCCAGCGTGGGTATAGTCCATCCTCATTCAAATCTGCTTCTGTCTGCCCATCAAAGGGAGCATCACTTGCAGGCCAGAGAGTTTCCCACTTATCAGGATCCTCATCTGTCTTGAGCAATGCTGGCATTGCCAGATATGTCCAAGGTACCAAGCCACCAGGGTAGCGGTCCTCGGAGCGCAGTTCACGGTATAGGTCAACTGCAGTAACGCGGGTACCTACGATAATTAATTTACCAGTAGGGTTCAAACGGGAGCGCACATCCTGGGTTAACCAGCGGATCTGCTTCTCAAACTCGTTTGCGTTCTTTAATGTCACCGCGTCATCTACGATAATCATATCTGCACGCTTACCGTAGATCTGACCACCGATACCAACGGCCTCAATGTTAGGATCCTTTTCTGAGGATTCTCTGAGTTCATCACCGAAGGTAACGCGGGTTGCCTGCCAAGAGGCGGTCTTAGAGTTAAACCCTACGCCAGCAGCGTAAGCCTGTTGCAGTGCTTCATAGTTAGGATGTGTCAGGCGTTGCTTGATGGCGTAGAGAAAGTCAGCAGCCAATTGCTGCGTTTGTGAAACTATCAGAACACGGAAATTAGGGTTCTGACAAACCTGCCAGGTAACGTAGTCGACGGTCACCGTCATAGACTTGGCGTGGTTGGGCGGGATATTCAAAAGGATACGGTTATTAGCCAGACCCTTTTCATACTTCATACTGGGATGTAGCCAACCAGGTTCCCTACCCTCGATTACATCGATGAGGTTCTGCTGGTGTGGAAAGGTCCGAGAGTGTAAGTACCTTTGGCGAAACTCTGCAAAGGTTAAGTCGTGGACATCGGAGGAGGCAAAGTTCTTGTCTTTCAAACCTAGCCTTGTTCGGTCCATCTTGTCTGCAAAGACCTTATCGGTCCTGCGATAGTACTCGTAGGTTTTATAGGATTTACCAGATGCAGCCGTGGCTGCCTCGATGGTTAAACCTTCTGCTACACCTGAAAGGATCAGACGTTTGGCGATGTCACTGGACTTCTCTGCCACGTAGTCTCCTCTAATAAAGCGCGATGAGCGCGTAAAAAATTTTTATACTAGGGGAAGGATCTCTATACTGGAGATAGAACTATCCCCACTAAAAGCAGTAACCAGTTCGGGCTTAGCGCCCGAGGGAGCCACAGCGACCGAGGGGTAAGTTGGTGCTCGTCCTAGGGGGACTCGCGTAGTGCCAACGTAGCGAGTATCGGTCGTAAAACTAGTACTGGTTCGTTTTACTCCCTACTATATATAAGGCAGAAAAAATAACCGATTTCCCGTCTACGGTAGATTTTATTTACGGTTTGTGACTAAGGTCACTAGAAATATGTGTACAAATTAGGACATTTCACTTTAGCGTATATTTTTTGTTGGGGAGTATTATACATACACTGGCCCCGCTTAACACACGGGGGTCCCGTTTTCTGGCGTGGGAAGACAGCACCCACCCCCCTCCCCCTGTCCTGTCTTGCTGTGATCTGTCTGCCTTTTGTCTGCATCTTTATGCATCGCCTTGCATCTTTATTCAATCCGAAAGGGATTGGCTTGCTGTCCCTTCGGCACCCTTATCGATTCCCTAACCCTTACTTTTTAACATCTCCTTCCTTGATCTGCCCATCCATTAAGTTACTCATCAGTAACAAGATCGCCCACTAAGTTACTGACCGCACCTCTTCGGTAACTTACGCATCCCCTGGAATTGTCGACAAAGAGACACAACACGACACAAAAAGAATCTTCTCAAATGGGGTAGACACCCACACAAAAGTATGAGTAAAATAGGATCATCAAAGAGCGAAGGCCTTTGATAAAAGCGAAGGGAAAAAAACAGTGAAAAACACTAACAATTCAACAACAAAGACACAGGTCAGAAATGACTTTTCTTATGCCCGCACTTTGATGCAGACCGCAGACAAAATGCTTTCAGATAAGACGATCACAGACTTTTCAGAATCATCAGACTTTGGACAGGTTGCCCTTGAATTGGTGGCATCTGTTTCAACTCTTCTTCAATGGTTGCAGGAACAAGAAGACAAGGCGGGCAAATAATGAAAAACGATTGCCCAAAGTGCAAAGGTGAATCAACAATGACAACAGTCTCAGACCTCAAATGGGGCAAAGTCTCCAAATGGCAACACTTCGATCGCTGTCAGATGTGCGGATTTGAAACGGCGGTGAAGTGATGAGAATCGCCACCGAAAAGGATTTTCCGATCAAAGAGGAAACAGCAACTTTTGAAGTGACTTTGACCTTCAACAAAGAGGAAGTATGGGAGGCCGTAACGGGTTCGGGATTTGCCCACACAAAGTATTGGATCAACTTTGTAGAACTCAACACGTGGCGCACCCCTTGCCCGATCACTATCACCCACGACACCGAAGAGGGAGGGGAGGCCGTGACAACTATCGAACCCGCCCGCCTCTTTGAGGCCTTCGGTGAACTAGTGAAGGAGAACTTCGGACACTGTGGGGGCTATAACCTTGCAGACTTAGAAAACGCCGATGCGTGTCACGGTGATCTAGTTCTTCAAAAGGCGATCTTTGGGAGGATCATATTCGGATAAGGAAAAGCCCCCGCGCTATAGGCTAGAGACTCACACTCTCACGGGGGCACTAGAGAGGGGCAAGGCGCTCACCTCTTAGCCTAGGAAGGGCAGACAATGACAACAGCAACAGCACCAAAGAAGACAACAAAGAAGGAACAAAAGGCGCTAGACGTGGCCTACGCCCGCGAACAGTTACTCACTCACTACGTAAAGGAAGGAAGTACCGTTTACACAGTTTTGAGAAGTGTTTCTTCTAGTGGGATGAGCCGTACCCTTTCCCTCAAGGTGGCAAGTGAAGGGAAAATTCTTGATCTCACTTACTACGCGGGCACCGTTTTGGATTGGCCTATCGTGGAGGTAAACGGCTCACGCGCTCTTCGCGTGGGTGGATGTGGAATGGATATGGGATTTCATACCGTCTACAGCCTTTCCCGCGCACTATTCCGCGAAGAGGGCGACACCAAAGACGCGGGTTATCTACTCAATCACGCGTGGGCATAAGGGGAGGGCAAAAGTGACTAGACCTCTCCCGCTGTGGGTGTGTGAAGAACATTTTGAAATTGTGCAAGAGTGTGAAGATCAAGCGGAGGCGAGAGAGTTGCACTTCAAAATCTTGCAAGAGTGGAAACAGTGTGCAGGGTGCACACAGTCTAAGGAAGGAAAGAAATGAAACTTATTTGGGGAACACGCATAGGAAAGATGCAGATTACAGTGAAGGGGACAGCGAGAGCGCATTGGTACTATTGGATCAAGAGGGAGGGCGCTCACGATTGGAGGGCGGGTTACTACGGTTTCAATATGGAGATCCCGTACCGCGAGACCTTCGCCACTAGCGCACAAGCCCGCGCATATTGTGAGAGGAAGGACAGCGAGGCGCTAGTGATTGAGGAGGCGACGGCGTGAATGATGCGATAGTCCTATGGGCTTTACTGTTACTATATGGAATTCCAATCGGCGCTCTTGCTTATTGGATTGAGAAGATGATGACCAAAGGAGAAAAAAATGACTGAGGAAGAGAGCACCGCGCAATTTGTTTTCACTGTGGTGATTGCACCCGCGAACAAGCGTTACGACGTGGAACTGTGGGACTTTGCGGGCACTGAACCTAAGCAATTGGCAACAGGACAGGGTACGAACTGGCGCACCGCGCTAGGGGAGGCACTGTCTAAGATCGAATTGCCTACTGACAAGCAAGAGAAAACTATCAATGACCTAGTAAAGGAGAGTGCAGAAGATGAAGGAATTTGAGATTAGTATTTCAAAGGTTGTGTACCGCACAACTGATGAGTTTAAGACTGAGGAAGAGGCCAGAATCTGGGCGAAAGAGAAGCGCGACAAGTTGCGCGAACTGATAGACGATAACAAGGTGGATTACTTCTTTGATGTATATGAGTTATCTAATGACTGAGCCTACGGTAGACTACTGGAAAGCAAAGGCAGACCTATGTCGTGACCTTGCGCTGATACAGATTGAAGATGAAGAGACAGAGAAGGAGGCAGGTATGAACCTAATGCGTATGGTGCACGCCTTGTCTATGGTAGATGCATACAATGAGGGAGGCAAAGATGGCAACTGATAACGTGGTGGGATTTCACCCAAAGAATAAACTCGTAAACTTTTATGAGATCGCAACGGAGGAGGGCAACGCTGTGTGGGGAGGAGAGGATCCGCATAGCGCGGTGGCCTGGCTACGCCAATCACCATTGAACTCACGCCTGTTAGTCTCCTGTTGGGAGGCAGGGGAAGAGGACGCACGCCTTATCATTGAACCAATCGACATCACAAAGATCGTTCACGCTGTGTTAGCAGGTGCACAATGAGTTACTGGATAGGGATAGCAGTGATAATGCTGATAGCCTATGGACTAATAGTGTGGGAGGACAAGACAAACAATGGACGCTGAGAAGAGATTGCGTGGTGCTGCTAATCAGGCAGTGCGCCAACGCAACTACAGACGGGCAAGAGATCGTGCGCTAGTACGCCTTGCTCATCTTTACCCTGATACCTATAAGCAGTTGCTTGAAATGGAGAAGAAAGCAGATGAGCAAGAAGGCAAAACGTGGCTTGACCTTAGCGGTAATACTATTCCTGTTGTCGGTGTTCGTATCCGCACAGCAGGCGGACGAGGTGCACCTGTCCTCAAAGAAAACGTACATCAAGGCACGAACCAAAGCGACAATGGAGGAGAAGCGTGAGAACAAGGCACTTGTCATTAGTTACGCACGAGCACTCGGTTACAATCAAAACCAGATCAGGTGCCTTGTCACCCTATGGACCCGTGAAAGCAGGCTTGACCACCTCGCAGACAACCCACGAAGCACGGCTTACGGAATTGCTCAACTCCTTAGAGAGCGTAGTGGAGAACCTGAACTACAAATCCTTCACGGTCTACGATACATTGAACACCGCTACGGAAAATCTGCGTGTCGCGCTCTCCAACATAGCAACAGAAGAGGCTGGTACTGATACACTATAAGTGCATCCTCCTTTCGGGCACGAAGAACCTCACCGCAAACCCTTCCTGCGGTGGGGTTCTTTATTTGTCCGTGGAGTAGAAGCCCTTACCCTTGAAGGTGATAGAGGGCGAGTCCCATTTACGTATCATTGGTATGTGACAATCAAAGCAAGATGGTTCACGTGGTTCTTCGTGGATTGATCTTTCAATAGTAAGTTCTGCCTTGCACTCAGGGCAACGATAGTCATACTGCATTATTCCTCCTCAAATGTTCCAATGAATTCACCATCAACACGATCAAGTCGGTAGGTTAACCAGTCATCGGGAGATCCTTTTTTTGTTGTGACGGTTTCAGGCGCATCAATTATCTGACCGTCTTTAGGTCCACCAATAAGTCTTATCTTCATTGATAAGGCGACTCCCCTCCCATAAAGTTAAGTATCTTACGCAGTGCATTGGTACATCTACGATCTGCAGTAGAGATAGCACACTCTGTTGCTTCGCTTAACTGTTGCAGTGTGTAGTTCTCGTGGTATCTAAGACGCAAGATGTTCTTCTCATCCTCATCCAACAACTCATAAGACTTCTTGATGTCAATGAGTGTGGCTAATAGGTTGCCACCTTCAGCAGGGGCTGCTGGCTTGCGTGGTGTGCCATCATTGATAAGGTTTTGTGCTTGTTCAATAGCGGTGTCGTTGACTATGCTTGCAATAATGTATGGCAACAAACGTGCAATAGTAGTGACATCATAGAAGGACTCATCATTGGTCTGGTACCCAGACCTGACCGCCTTCTCCTTGCGAGCATAGCGTTCTAATGCACGGCGCATCTGAAATGCTATACGCTTCTGATTGATAAGCCTTCTTGCATCATCCTCTTCACCTAGCAAGTCATTGAAGTAGGACACACGTGTCATCAACCAAGCGTATGCTTCTTGCACTAGGTCAGCACGATCTACATACTTACGATAGCGACGGTGGACAATGGTCACCACGCTAGGTACAAGGTCATTAAGTATTGGATGTGGATCAGTCACGAGGCCACTTACCATCTAGCACCATCAGTGCAATAGCACTGTAGTTAAGCAGATCAATAAAGGAATCACGCAAGGACTCGTTCTCAGGTGTAGCACCGCTATCAATCAAGTGGTTGATGCGTGCTGTCTTGTCGTGCATACGTACACGCAGACCATTGAGAGGCCCACCAGGTGACAGGCTTATGTTAGTTGGACCGTAGTCCTTATGCTTCTTGATGAGCAGGTTACCTGCTGCATCTAAGGTAGACCACACATCAGTTACAAACGTGTTGGTATCGGACGTATTGTTAGCACTTCGCTTTGCGTATCCACGGAAAGGATCTGAAAGCCCAAATGCTGCAAAGTCTGTAGCATCGTGACCCACTCGCTCTCGGTCATTGTCATACATCACGCACCTCCAAATAATTTCAACGCCTCATCTTTACCGTGTGTAAGGTAGAAGTCATTGATGTCCATTGATGGAGGTAAGGATACTATACGTGAGTTCATTACCTCTTGTGAAACACGGCGTGAAAACTCAGCCCCAGGGTTGGTGCCATCCTCTTTAATATCATTGTCGCCTACAACATAGACAGTATCGTAACCAGTAAACAACTTAACAAAGTGTGGCTTCCAAGCCTGCACTCCTGGTACACCTACTGCTGGTAGACCAATCAAACCTGATACAACAATGGCATCTAACTCACCTTCGCATACTACAATAGAAGATGAATCAATGGTGATGTCAGCAACATTAAACAGATGACCCTTCTGTCCTGTTGGTGCACCATACTTAGGCTTGCCATCATCTAGCCTGCGAAACTTAACACCAACACACATACCCAATGCAGTCAGGTAGGGGATGGAAAGCCAGCCAGTGTGGTGTTCGTGACCATTGATAGGGTCAGTCACTAGTCCTAATGAATACTGTTCTGCTACATCCTTAGAGATCCCACGTCCTTCGAGGTAGGCCAGCGCCTTTTCGTCCAGACTTTTGCTGTAATGTGTGACCGCTTCCAGCAGCGATTTCGATTGCTCTTTTGAGTGCATCCTTAAACTCCAAGTTCTCTATTATCCCGACAACATTTACTGCGTTGCCACCCTTTCCACAGGTGTGACAAAAGAATAGGTTGTCATAAGTATTGATGACAGCACTACGCCTCCTGTCTGGGTGGATACAGCACCTAACAGATGCTGATCTGCCCTCTCTTACTTCCCCACCATAGTGAAGAACGATTGCTCCTATGGGGATTGTGTTTGCATCAACGGGACCTTTGAATTTTCCCGCTTTACGTACCCTGGACCAGTCTTGTGTTGACATACACACCCCTTGTAGTCGCACTTACCGTGCCACGCAGTAGCACGTTTGTAATGGGAAAGAGTGTTCTCTTCTCCCGCTTTCATACAGTTAGAACAAATCATTTGAACTCCTTCAACTCTGTTACTGGTACACGCCAGCCACTGATAGTCTCATCCCTATACTGGGATGTTGCATACTCTTCAGGGTTACACCAACCATAGACTTCAACCTGTGAGTAGTAATCTTCATCAAGTATCTTCGTACCTACTAGTATCTTGCCAGCATCCTTATTCCAAAAGGGAATTGAATCACGTGTGCGTACTGTGCGTACCTCAAAGTTCACACCTACATCAGGCAACTTAGCCCGACGAGGGTGCAGTTCATTGGGATACCAAGGTACATTCCAAGCGGTATCAGTAAGAGATGCGACCGCCCACTCAGAGACGTTGGCTCGGATATTGGCAAGAAGTTCGTGCTCTAAGTAGCCGTTCTTCTTACCATCTGCATAGTTTGGTCTGTCTACTGAACCATACTTTGCAAGCCAACGCTCTGTAGCGAGCATCGTACAGACTCTTACTTCATCCTTGCTCAGTCGTACTATCATCGTCCTCTTCTTCAGTAGTTGAATCTTCAACTACTTCTTCGTTTGCTGTTGGTTCTGCCCAATTGTCTGTACTTGTGATTACACCTTCTGGAACTGGCATTATTGATTCTCCTTTTCCCACTCTAAGTGGATTGGTCCTTTTTCTATGTGTCGTTTGATTAAAGATTGTAAACCTTTTTCTGAACTTCCTATGACTGTGACACCGCAGTTACAAACCTTTGAGTAATGCGGTGGTGTCTGAAAGTAACCAGCCTGTTCATTCATTGCTTCTCCTTTAGCCACTGCGTCAGGTCTTGGATTACCCAAGCCTGATCTATTGATGCGTTGCGACGCTTAACTACCACGTAAGACAGAGGGACTTCCCCAAGACCTCTTGCCTTTGCATAGTTAAGCGCCTCAACTTGCGCTTCTCTCCAGAACTCAGGCAGGGAAAGGGTCTGCCTGTTCTTGAGTTCAAGGATGTAGGTTTCTCCAGATATGATAACAACCATATCCCCTTCATCCTTTGCCCCAGCCTTAGTCAGACGTTCTG